CTTCAGCAGGAATTGCAGAAGTTCGCGCTGGAGCGTCAGGGCAAGGTCATCGAGCATCAAGGCAAGATGCAGCAGATCGCGGCGCAGTCGCAGTCCGACATGGCGCTCGAAAAGATGAAGCTCGAAAACGCGCTGGCGATCGCCGAAGTGGAAACCAAGGCGCAGAGCGTGACTGAGCGGCTTGCCGCAGTCGAAGACATGATGAAGCAATTCCACGATCAGGCGCACGATGTGGCGTTGGCCGCTCAGCAGCACGCGCACGATAGCGCACTTGCGGCACAGCAGGCCCAGCACGCGCAGGATGCACAGGCGCAGGCGGCACAGGCTCAGAGTCAGCAGAGCGCGCAGGACGCTGCCCAGCAACAGCAGCAGCAGACGGAGCCCGCGCAGTGATCAATCTTGGCGACCCCTACGCATGGCCCAAGCAGCGCATTGGCGAGACGGGCGTTTATCTCTATGTCTGCCCTCGCTGCGGCGCGGCCTGCCTTGAGCCGTATCCGCATAAGAAGTGGCATGAGGCAGAAGGCCGGTGAACTGGCTTTTGTACGCGCCGCAGTATCACTTTCTGATGCTAGTGCTGGCGCTCATCGCCATCGCCCTGTTGATCCGCATCAACCGCAAAGTTAAGTAGCACCCGCTGGCCCGGCGTCAAGGGCATGAGGAAATCCCTGCAATGAGTGAACAGGCGCCAGCGGCATCGTCGCCCGCAGAAGTAGACGTGTTTGGGGGCCAGGAGCCCACGTTTGCCGAGTATTCGCAGTACCGGCAGAGCGGCGAATTGCCCGCAAGATTCAAGCCAGCCGAAACAGCGGACCCGGCACCCGCAGACAAGCCGGAAACGGCATCCGAGGGCGACGAGCCCGAAAGCGCAGGCGAATCGGAAGCGCCAAAAGATCAGCATCAGGAGCCAATCAGGAAGCCCCGCACCGCCGCACAGCGCATTGCGCAGATTGAGGCGGCTGTCGAAAAGGAATGGGACAAGGACGAGCCGGATGTTATCCGCATTGCCCAGCTAAATGCCACCATTTCCAAGATTCGCGGAGGGTCAGAGCGTAAGACGGAACCAGCACCCGTCACCCCGCCGCAATCGCAGCCGATTCAGCAGCAACCGCAGTACACGCGCCCGAAGCCGACCGCAGAGGACAAGAACCAAGATGGAAGCGCCAAGTATGGAACATACGAGGAATTCGTCGAGGAACTTGCCGACTGGAAGGCCGAACAGCGCTGGGTCAACGCGCAGCGAGAAGTCGCCGCGCACGCACAGGCCCAGGAGCTTGAGGCGAAAGTTGCGGCAGCCCGCACGCGGCACGAGAACTTCGACGAAATCCACTGGCCCGCGCTAAACGCAATCGTTGGCAATCAATCGGTCGCGCCTGCCGTAAAGGCGATGCTCAACGATTCCGCGAATCTGCCGGACGTGCTCTTTACCATCGGAAGCGACCCCAAGACATTGGCTAGCTTCGTTGCGATGGCAGAGAGAAGTCCTGGCCAAGCGCTGCGCTACATCGCCAAGGTCGAAAGCCTGATCGATGAAGAGCTAGCCAAGGGAAGCGGCGAAGATCCACCTGAGAAGGCCCCTGAACCGAAGAAATCCCAGGCCCCGAAGCCCCCGTCGCCAGTAGGCGGCGCATCTTCGCGGGCCTTTGACGTGAGCGACGAAAGCCTCTCTGCCGACGATTGGGCGCGGAAGCGTAACCAGCAAGTTGCAAGGCGGAACAGGGGCTAAGGGCGCTCGGAGACTTTAACCCGTGGCCAACTCTTTCCTTTCACCCACTATCATCACGCGGGAAGCACTGCGCATCCTGCATGCGAACCTCAACTTCATCGGCTCGATCAACCGTCAGTACGACAACCAGTTTGCCAATGAGGGCGCATCGCCTTCCGGCAAGATTGGTCCCACGCTGACCATCCGTAAGCCGAACCGCTTTACCGTGCGCTCGGGCTCCACTCTCGGCGTGCAGGACGTGGCCGAGGACAGCACCACGCTGACCGTTTCAACGCAGAAGGGCGTGGACACCAACTTCAGCGCTACCGACCTGACGCTGACCATCGACGAATTCAGCAAGCGCTATCTTCAGCCTGCAATGGCTCGTCTGGCATCGGAAATCGAAGCCGACGCGCTCAACATGCTGAATGACGTTTACAACCTGATCGACGATGACACGGTTGCCATCAGCTTCCTCGACTTCCTGAAGGCCGGCCAGCGGCTCGACGAAACGCTGACCCCGGATGACGGCGACCGTACTGGCGTTCTCTGCCTGACCCACAACACCAAGTTCGCGGATGCCGTCAAGGGCCTGTTCAATCCGCAGGCGCAGCTTGGCGAGATGTACCGCAAGGGCGTTGTTGCCGCGAATACTGCCGGCATGGACAAGGTGTTCCGCAACTCGCTGCTCACTGCGCACACCACCGGCACGGCGGCAAAGACTACCGGCTACACGGTCAGCGGCGCTAACCAGACCGGCGCATCTGTCACCGTGACGGGCGGAACGACCACCTTCCTGATCGGCGACGTTGTGACCTTCGCGGGCTGCAATGCCGTGCATCCGGAAACCAAGGCCAATCTGGGCTACTTGCAACAGTTTGTCATCACGGCCAACTCTGGCGCGTCGGCAACCTCGCTCGCAGTCTCGCCCTCGATTGTTGTCACTGGCGCGAAGCAGAACGTTTCCGCCTCTCCCACCGACACCGGAGCAGTCGTGAAGGTTGGCGCGGGCGCGAACGAGACGTACACGCAGTCCGTGGTCTTCCATCCCGAGGCGTTTACCTTCGTCTCGGCCGATCTGATCGACGTGTCGAAGTATGGCTCGTGGGGCGGACGGCAGACGATGGACGGAATCTCGATGCGTATTGCTCGCCAGTACGACATCGTCAATGACAAGATCCCGTGCAGGCTCGACGTGCTGTACGGCTACAAGACCATCCGGCCCGAATTCGCGTGCCGCGTCCACGCTGACGGTTAACCAGCCGCTGTCGTGACATGGAGGCTCGCAGTATCGGGGCCTCCATTCTTCAAAATTCCCACTTGAATGGAGAAAAGTTATGGCAATCGGCAAACAGCTTAGCGATCTCAACCCAAGCGGCACGGCCCTTGGGCAGTCAGCGGCGGACACCATTTCGTTCTATGGTGCAACCCCCATCGCGCAGCGGGCGGCAGCGATTCAGGCCAATTCGGTCGTGTCGGTGTCGTCCAACATCACTATCGCGGCCAGCCTTACGGCATGGATCGTGGAAGTGACCGCAACCCTCAACGCGCTCGGCCTATGGAAGGGCGCTGCTTAATCAACCCTGAGTGGGGGCCTTCGGGTCCCCTTCAGCAAGGATCAAATGAGCAAGAAGGTTGTTTTCTGCACACCCTCGCTTTCCGGCCCCACCGCGCCATACCTAGCATCTCTGGAAGCATCTCTGCCCTTGATTGAAGCTGCGGGCTGGCAGCATGGCTATGCCCAGCAAATCGCATGCCCCTACATCAGTGCCGCGCGCGCAAACATGACCCGCGCCGCACTCGATGCCAAGGCCGATGTGATTGTCTACCTCGATTATGACGTTTCCTGGCAGCCTGGCGACCTGCTAAAGCTACTAGAGACGGAAGGTGATGTAGTCGCGGGCACTTATCGCTGCAAGACGGAAGATGGCCCTACCGAAGAGTTCTACATGGGCACATGGGAGACGGCTCCCGACTTCACGCCGAAGTTGCGCAAGTCTGACGGCGCAATCAGCGCCAAGTTGGTGCCGGCCGGATTCCTGAAGGTCACAAAAGAGGCCATCGACAACTTCATGGTGGCCTATCCCGAGCTCTGTTACGGCCCCATGTACCACCTCAGCATCGACCTGTTCAATCACGGCGTGCATGAGCGCATCTGGTGGGGCGAGGATTACTCATTTGCCCGCCGCTGGAAGGACAAATGCGGCGATATCTGGCTTGTGCCGGATCTGAGCATCGACCATCACGACAAAAGCAAGGTTTATCGCGGCAATCTGCACAGATTCCTGCTTCGCCAACCGGGCGGCAGCGAGGCTCAATGAGAATCAGAATCAGGCACCATCGCAACTGCTTCACTGGCGCGCTAGAAGATGGCTGGCTTATTGGGCCGCCCGGCGATCCGCTCCAAGACTGGTTCACCCCCACTTTTGAGCATGCCTGCCGTGTGGCCATCGCGCTGGTTTGCGGAAAGCAGCTCTCGGCTCAATGACCGCCCACGAGAAATACGCGCTTCTGCGGCTCCA